TTTAACGTCACTAGCACTGGTAGCGTGACGTTCTTTGTTAACGGGCGAAAAGTTGCGCAGCACACCACCAACATCCCTGATGACGAAAACTTAGCGTTGGCAGCGATGAGCTTGTCTGGTTCAGCCACCGGCACCCGCGCAACCACGTTAGACTACATCATCGGTGCGCAAACCCGCTAAGGAGTAAGCCATGAGTGACGTCGAAAAGGCTAAAAAACCAGCCAAAAAGACCACCAAGGAACAAGCACCTGCGCCTGTTGAGCTGCCTGCTGTGGGCTCAGCTGCGCGAAAAGCGATGATCCTGCAGGGTCTCATTAAGGAGTAAGTCGCATGAGCTTCAGTAATATTCAAACGGTCACCAAGACTGCGGATGCTTCTGCCGTCTTGGGACGCACCCGAGTTGTAGGCGTGTACTACACATGCAGCAGCACGGCAGCGTCCTTTAGTCTCAAGGACGGCACAACAACTGCTGGCACTGCCAAGCTGACGCTCAACACTCCTGCAGCAGCTGGCGGCTATGACCTTATCATCCCTGACATGGGCATCCTGTTTGAAACCGGGGTCTTTATCGATGTCAGCAGTGCTGAGGTCACAAGCGTGACCCTGTTGTTTGAAGGCGGAGCGGCTGCCTAATGGCAACCAAGAGCAAGGGCATGGGTATCAAGACTTCGGTGAAGTCTGGTAACTTTCGGCCTACCAAGTCTGGGGCTGGAATGACGGAGAAAGGCGTAGCGGCGTACCGCAAAGCCAATCCGGGAAGCAAGCTCAAGACTGCGGTGACCGAAGACAGCCCAGCCCCTGCTCGTGCCAAGCGCCGCAAGTCGTTTTGCGCGCGATCAGCTGGTCAAATGAAGGACTTCCCAGAGGCGGCAAAAGACCCAAACAGCCGGCTTCGGCAGGCACGAAAAAGGTGGAAATGCTGATGGCAAAATCAACGGTTAACGAGGCGGGAAACTACACGAAACCTACCCTTCGCAAGCGTTTATTTGCAGAGATCAAGGCGGGCGGAAAGGGCGGCAGTCCGGGGCAGTGGTCCGCGCGCAAGGCGCAAATGTTGGCTCAGAAGTACAAGGCTTCTGGTGGGGGGTATAAAGACTGATGGCTCTGAAAAAACCCCAAAAATCCCTGAAGGCGTGGGGCGATCAGAAGTGGCGCACCAAGTCTGGCAAGCCCTCGACGCAAGGTCCCAAGGCAACGGGTGAGCGGTACTTGCCGGAGAAGGCGATTGGGGCCTTGAGCAGTGCCGAGTATGCCGCAACATCCAAGAAAAAACGCGCAGATACAGCAAAGGGTGTGCAGTTTTCTAAGCAACCCAAGACCGTAGCTGCAAAAGTAAAAACCTATCGAAATCGAGGTAAATAACATGGCTGGACGTGGAATGGGTGCGGCAACACGGGGCGGTGGCGCAGTTGGACAGGGTCCTCGAAATAGAATGTTGTCTGAAACAAGCAAGACCAGCGGTCCCGTCATGATGGCAAAAGGCGGCATGGCCAAGAAGAAAAAGAAAATGGCGACGGGCAAAACTAAGAGCTGCGCGGTCTGCTCATGAGCACATCTGGAACCACAGATTTCAATTTGAGCATCGACGACCTTATTGAGGAGGCCTTCGAGCGCTGCGGATTGCGGATGACCTCTGGGTATCAGCTTTCCTCGGCGCGTCGCTCATTGAATCTGTTGTTCTTGGACTGGGCCAACCGTGGCCTGAACCTGTGGACGATCGAGGAATCGACGATCGCACTGACGCAGGGCAGCCGGGTGTTGAATCTTCCGCTGGATACGGTCAACGTCCTGTCTGCTGTTATCCGTCAGAACACGACAGGCCAACAGCAGGATGTCTCCATCGATCGCATCAGCCGCGAAGAGTACTTGGATCTGCCCAACAAGACGACCCAAGCGCGACCTGCACAGTTCTACGTGGAACGTAGTAACACTCCGCAGGTGTATCTGTATCCGGCGGCAGATCAGGTGTACACCTTCGTTTACTACCGGATACGTCGCATTCAAGACGCAGGAAGTTACGAAAACACTTCAGACGTGAACTTCCGGTTTCTTCCATGTCTGGCCTCAGGCCTGTCTTACATGCTTTCTTTGAAATACATGCCAGACAGGACCGGTGCGCTGAAGCAGATCTATGAAGAAGACTTTCAGCGGGCTGCTTTAGAGGATAGGGACACTGCAAGTTTCCACATAGTCCCTGATTTCGGGGTGTGAGATGGCTTTTGCAACGGGTAAGTTCTCGTATGGCCTGTGCGATTTCTGTGGGCAGAGATACCCGTACAAAGTGTTGCGCAAAAATTGGCGCGGCTTCATGGTTTGTCCAGATGACTACGAGCCGAAAGAGCCGCAAATCAAGCCTTTGCGGTATAATGGCGATGCGATTGCGCTACGCGACCCTAGACCTGACAGAATAGAGCCGGTAGTTGTGTACTTAGGAGTGCCTGCAGACTCTGCGTTTCAAAGCATTGGCAGTGCTTCTAATACCGTGAACATGCAGCCCTTCCCGCAGCAGAATGCTGTCGAAGGAGTGGGCTACGTTGGGCACGTCACTGTGGGGATAACCTGATGACATACGACGAACTGGTTACTAATATCCGAAACTACACTGAGGTGGACAGCAACGTGTTCACCTCGTCGGTCATCAATACGTTCATCACTATGGCCGAGAACCGCATTCTCCGTGACATCGACTTTGATGTCTTCAAGAAAGAATCTACCGGCACGATGACCAGTGGAAACAAGTTTCTCAGTGCGCCGAGCGATCTTCTGACTCACCGTTACATGATGATCACCGTTGATGACGACCAAATATTCTTGGACTTCCGAGACACCTCGTTCATGAAAGAGTACTGGGCAGACGGAGCCGCAACTGGAGTTCCAAAGTACTATTCTGTGTGGGACCAGAACACCTTCTATGTGGCCCCTACTCCGAACAGCAATTACACAGTGGAGTTGGGCTATCTCTACAGGCCTACGCAGCTTTCCTCTGCTAACCCAACGACGTGGATCAGCGACAATGCGCCTGAAGCTCTGCTGTACGCCTGCCTGATTCAGGCCTACAGTTACACCAAGGGTCCAACAGAGATGCTGGGATTCTTTGATGCGAGCTACAAGCAGGCAATTCAGGGTCTGGGCATTGAGCAGCAGGGCCGTCGTCGAAGAGACGAGTACCGAGACGGCATGATTCGTATACCAATTAAATCAGAGTCACCGGGACCATAACGATGATAAGCACAGCAGGCGGGGTATCTCTGGGGATCATAACAGCGTCCTCAGTTTCAGGGCGAGGCTTCACTCCAGAAGAGTTGGCGGAGAGAGCGCTGGACAAGATAATTTACATAGGCGACCGCTCCAACCCTGTTATCCGGGCGCAGGCTGAAGCATACAAAGAACAAATACGGGTCGTGTTGGTCGAGGCTATGCGTCAAGCTATCAAGTCTAACCACACTACGTTGACTAACCGCTTCCGCGCCGCAGGGCACCCGGAGCTTGTGAAACTACTGGAGATTTAACATGCCTATTTCTATAACTACCGCGATGCCCACGAGCTTCAAAGGCGAAGTTTTGCAGGCTCTGCACAACTTCACACTCAGCACGGGTAACGTGTTCAAGATCGCACTTCTCAAAGCCACTGCATCAGGGTCTGGCACTTTTGGCGCGGCAACAACCAACTACAGCAACCTGAGCACGGATGAGCTGGGTAGCGGCAGCGGCTACACCACGGGTGGCAACACGCTGACCAACGTGACGCCGACGACCTCTGGCACCACAGGCTTCACTGACTTTGCGGATACCACGTGGACGTCAGCTACCTTTACGACTTGCGGAGCGCTGATTTACAACACGAGTTCCACCAACCGGGCGGCAGCGGTACTGAGCTTCGGCGGTGACCAACAGGTAAGCTCTGGTGACTTCCAGATTCAGTTTCCAGCAGCAGCTGCAGCCACGGCTATTATCCGAATAGCGTGAGGTCTCTATGGCGGATAATGTCGGGTACACCCCCGGAGCGGGAGCGGAAATCGCAGCGGATGATGTTGGTGGGGTCCTCTACCAACGCATAAAGCTGGCTGTTGGCGACGACGGCACTGCGCAGGATGTCTCTGACGCGCAACCGTTACCGGTCAACATTATCTCCGACGACAGCATTACAACGTCGCTGATGTTGCAGTATCTGGACTCCCCTAGAGGTTTTGACAAGTCCCTGCAGCGCCAGCGGGGCACCGCCATTATAGAGAGCGGAACGCTTACTGCGGTGACGACAGTCACGACAGTCACAACTGTATCTACCGTCACTGCGGTAACCACCGTGGGGTCCGTTACCAACTTGGCCAGTCTAGGCGGTATTCAGGGCCAGATTCAGGTAAATGGCCAAAACCTTTCGGCGTGGCACGCCTGCGTAAGATCACGAATTACATGAGGTCGTAAATGGCGAACACGTTCAAGAAGGTAATAGACAGATTGCTGTGGGCGCAAGTGGCGCCGTCTCCGAACGCCAGTGCAGCGGGCACGTCTATGTGTTCTGACCTGCGAAGTGATGTGTCGCGCAATCCGTTTGCGTACAACCTGATCTCTACGACGGTGCTCAACCGCTTCAATATCGTATCTAAAGGGTGGGGGCTGGCGGTCAGCTCCGGGGTATCGGCGGTAGCTGCGAGTTCAACTTCGTGCTTCGCGCCCAGCTTCTCGCTTGTTGGGACCATAGCGGCGGGGGCTACAACCACCTCTGTAACGCTTTCTACGGCGTTACCCACAGCGGTCGGCGTAAACATGTTGGCCAACCGTGGCGGGAGCGGGGAATACGGGTTTAAGATTCGCATCATAGACACTGTAGCGGGGAAAACCGAAGAGCGGTTCATCGTCGGCAACACCCTTGGCACAACGCCGGTTATAACCGTCAATGCCGTTTTTACGTTTACCCCCGCCACTGGTGCCCGATATGAAATCTTGTCTGGCAGGGTGATAATGCTTGGTTCCGGCGCCATCGCTGCGGCGTCTTGGCGTTCTTTTGAGGTGGCAACGAACACCCTGACCAACCTCGGCACCACCAACCTCCCGACGATTGCCACAGACAGCGCCCTACTCGTTATGGACGAGCAGTACACCCCGTACAACTGTGAGCCGGGGGAAGGCATGATAAAGGGCACCTTCGAGTACGATAACAACGTCGTGTCTCGAAAAGCGCTATCTGCCACCGCTGCCGCTGCAGGCACAATCACAGGTCAGGCATCCGGCGGAGACGCGGTGGTGTTGGCGAACGAGTACAGAAACTTCCAGATACGGATTGTGCAGGACACGGTGAATACGACAGCGGTAGGTCAGCGGCGTCTCGTAGCTAGTCATACTGCAGGCCCGAGCCCAGTGTACACGCTTGGGGCTAACTGGACGGTCACCCCTAGCACCAGCGCCAAGTTCGTCATAGAACAGCCGAACCAGATTGTTCTCCGAACGGCAGCGAACACCACTACGTACACGTACAACTACACCGATGCGTCAATGACGAACGGTACCGGCACTATTGCCGCAGGTGCTTGGTCTACTACGTACTACGCCGTGGGGCCTGCCGTTAACGCCGTGGGCAACTTGTGGGCGCCGTCTTTTGGCATAGAGCCAGACCCCGCCAGAAACGCGAGGCACAGTTACAATTATTTCTTCAGGGGAAACGCAGTCACGCTGGACTTGTTCGACGTAGCGGGCGGCACTACTGGCGCATGGACCGGCGCGATTACGTATGACGGCGGCGTGACGATGGGCACAGGCACCACTGGCGCGTATTCTCCCTTTGGGCAGGAGGGGCGCTTTACCTACATCAACGCATACGTGGCTTCTGCAGTGAGCCAAATCTATAGGTTTGACGCCAAGAACAGGGTCATGGGTCCGTACACTCCCACTGATTTTTTGCAGAGCGGTACGGCTGTGGTAGGCGGTAGAATGGCGGCATACGCGGCTATTGATGGCACAGACAAGTACGACGTTGTGCTGCTGCAGTCGCACCTTTCAACCGTGAGCCAAGAGATTATAGCGTTGGTATGACGCTGTATTAGAGGGCGGGTAAGCGGTTAGTCTTTCGCCTGCGAAACTTCGCACTCTGGGATAGCCTACAATGCTGCTCACGCTATTAGCTAGAAAGACCGCCTGTTTAAAAGGCTGGGGCGAAAGTGGTTGGGGCTACAACGGCTTCGGCGGCATATACCCCTGCTACACGGTAAATGGCGTAGAAGCCACAGGTGCCGTGGGCACCGTCACTTTTGCCGTTGGTAAGCAGGTCCTCGTTACCGGGGTGTCGGCTACCGGCGCAATAGGCACCGTCTCTCTCCGCATCGACGATGTCGTTCCCGTCACTGGCGTGTCTGCCAGTGGCACCGTATCTTCCGTAGTTCCCCGTTTAATTTTCCCCGTCACCGGTATCCTAGCAACTGGCGCCATAGGCACGGTTTCTTTTAGCGTCGATGACTCTATCGTCGTCACTGGCGTGGCCGGCACGGGTGCTGTCGGTACCTCCGTAGCCAGAGTCATTGAGCCTGTCACCGGGGTTTCCGCTACGGGTGCTGCGGGCACTGTTGCCATCCGCGTGAACGACGTGGTTCCTGTCACTGGCGTATCTGGAACCGGCGCGGTCGGCACGGCAAGTATCCGCGTTGACGACACCGTCCGCTTTGACGGATGGGGATTCCCAAGCTGGGGCAACGGCGGCTGGGGCGTAGGCATATCGGTCAGCGCCGATGGCTTCATCGGCAGCGTTGACCTAGTAATAACATCGGTAGTCGTTGTCACTGGGGTATCAGCAACGGGTGCCGTAGGCACTGTTGCCATCCGCGTGGACGACGTAGTTCCTGTCACTGGCGTATCTGGCACCGGCGCGGTCGGTACCTCCGTAGCTCGCGTTATTGAACCCGTCACTGGTGTGTCCGCCACAGGTACAGTCGGCACCGTCGCTATCCGCGTAGGTGACTCTATCGTCGTCACTGGCGTGGCGGGTACGGGCGCTGTGGGCACTTCCGTGGCTCTAGTTATTGAGCCCGTCACTGGCGTGCTAGGAACAGGTGCCGTCGGAACGTCCGTCGCGCTTGTGATCGAGCCCGTTACAGGCGTTTCTGGCGCGGGAGCCATAGGCACTGTAGTTATTCAAG